TCGGCCGCTTGGTGTGGCTGGCCGTGGTCCGGCATTACGAAGACCTGCGCGACGGCGCCACGCGCGGCTTGGTGTTCAGCCCGGAACACGGCCGGCACGTCATCGAGTTCATCGAGCGATTCTTCGTTCATGTCAAAGGGCCCAAGGGCGGCGAGCCCATCCTGCTGGACCCGTGGCAGAAGTTTTGGACGGCCGTGCTGTACGGCTGGCGCGTCGTGCAGACGCTGGACGACGGCAGCACTCGCCCGGGCCCGCGCCGCTTCACCCGCGCGTACGAGCAGATCGCGCGCAAGAACGGCAAGTCCACGTGGAAGGCGCCGCAGGCGGTGTACCTGTGGGGCTGGTCCGGCGAGCCCGGTGCCGAGGTGTATCCGGTGGCCACCACGCGCGCGCAGGCGATGACCGTGTTCCAGCCTGCGTTCGACAACATCAAGCGCTGGGCGCGCCGATCGCCGGGCGCGAAGCGGTCCTTCCGCATCTACAACGGCCTGAACCAGGAGAAGGTCGAACTCGACAGCGCGCGCGGCACCTCGAAGATGGAGCCGCTGCCCGGCCTGGCTGACGCGATGGACGGGCGCAACCCTTACGCCATCCTGTACGACGAGCTGCATGCCGCCCGTACGCCGGAGGTCTGGGACGTGCTGGAGTCGGCGCTCGGCGCGCGCATCGACCCGCTACTCTCGGCCATCACAACCGCGGGGTTCATCCTCGACGGTGTGTGCACCGACATCCGCCGCTACGGCGTGCAGGTCCTGGAGAACGAGCGCCAGGACGACACATTCTTCGCCGTCATCTACGAGCTGGACGACGATGACGACGATTTCGATGAACGCAACTGGACCAAGGCCAACCCCGGCCTCGGCACCGTCAAGCAGTGGGCGTACATGCGCGCCATGGCGGCCAAGGCCAAGGCCCTGCCCAGTGCCGCGGCCAACTTCAGGACGAAGGATCTAAACCGTTGGATAGCCGGCGGCGGGGCCTGGTTCGACATGACGGTCTGGAACAAGGGCGGGCGCAAAAAATTCACCTGGGAGCAGCTGCGCGGCCGCAGGTGCTACGGCGGCCTTGACTTGTCGTCCACGCGCGATCTGACAGCGTTCGCGCTCGTGTTCCCACCGGATGAGCCCGGCGGCGAGTGGTACGTGATGGTCTTCTTCTGGTGCAACCAGGCGAAGATTGAAGACGGGTCTGCCGACGACCGAGCCAACTACAAGGCGTGGCATCAGGCGGGCTGGATCACGGCGACGCCCGGCAACGTCGTCGATTACGCACCGGTGAAGGAAAAGGTGCTGTGGGCCTGCCAGAACTTCGACGTGCAGGAGGTTGCCTTCGACCGCTGGAACGCCCTGAGCACCGTCAACGATCTGCTCGAAGCTGGCGCGCCCATGGTCGAAGTGCCGCAGAACACGGGCGGCATGGGCCCCGGAAGCAAGCACCTCGAAATCCTGGTCTACGGCAAGCGTTTGCAGCATGGCGCCAACCCGGTGCTCTCGTACTGCGCGAGCAACACCGCGCTGCTGTTCGACAGCAACGGCAATTTCCGGCCGGACAAGAAGCGTTCCAACCCCAACGGCCGCATTGACGGCGTAGTTGCCGTCGTCATGGCTCTAAGCCGCGCCGTGGCGGTACAGCCCAACGACACCCACACCCAGGCCTTCGTGAACCTCAACGACTGACCAGGACCACATGGCCCAGCTCCTCAACCTCAACGCGCGCGCCCACCCGTCGCGCGTACTTGATGCCTGGCTCTCCGGCCGTGCCGGCGCGCATGACCGTGCCGGCGTCGAGCCGCGTGCCCAGACGGTCATGAGCTCCGACAGCGCCGGCATGCGCGAACTGTTCGCGCCCATCTCGTCCAGCGCCGGCGTGGCCGTGAACGAGCGCACCGCCATGCAGGTGAGCACCGTGTTCGCGTGCCTGGCCAAGCTGGCCGGTGCCATCACGCAGTTGCCCATCCACCAGTACCGCGTTGACGGCGAGGGCCAGCGCGAGCAGATGCAGCCCACGCCGCTGTGGTGGATGCTCAACGAGTCGCCAACCGCGCAGTGGACGGCCGCAAGCTGGAAGGAGTTCCTGGTCAAGTGCGTGCACCTGCGCGGCGACCACATCACCGAGATCCTGCGCAACGGCAGCTCGCCCACCGTCGCAGGCCTGCGGCCGCTGCACCCGGACAACGTCACATGGGAGGTGGTGAACAGACGTCTGCACTACTACGTGCAGGACCCCGAGACGGGCCGGGCCTACGGCCTGGACCAGGACGACGTGCTGCACTTCGCCGGCTTCGGCTTCGACGGCTTGCGCAGCATGTCCGTCATCTCGTGGGCCGCACGCCAGTCCATCGGCAACAGCATCGCCGCGGCTGATTTCGCTGGTCGCACGCTGGGGGAGAACGCGATGCCCAAGATCGCGCTCACGTACCCCAACAAGATGAGCCCGGACCAGGCTCAGACGGTGCGGCAGAACTTCGTGGACACCTACGGCGGCGCGGCTGGCCGCAAGATGCCGCTCGTGCTCACCGAAGGCGCCCAGGCCAAGGAGCTGAGCATCAGCCCGGTGGACCTGGAGCTGATGGCCATGCGCCGCTTCGACAAGGGCGAGATCTGCGAGGCCTTCGGCGTCCCGCCCATCATCATCGGCGACAGCGAGAAGACGAGCTCCTGGGGCACCGGCATCGAGCAGATCATGCTGGGCTTCGTGCGCTTCACCATCAAGCCGCACCTGGTGCGCTGGGAAGAGGAGTTCAACCGCAAGCTCTTCCGCCGCGCGGGCCAGTTCGTGGAGCACTCGCTCGATGCGCTGCTCGACGGCGACGCCAAGAGCCAGTCCGACCACTTCCGCGCCGCCCTGGGCGGCCCGGGCAGCGGCAACGGCTGGATGACGGTCAACGAGGTTCGCCGACGCAAGAACCTGCCGCCCGTCGAGGGCGGCGACAAGATCTTCGAGGCGCAGGCCAAGGGCGCAGGCGCTGCCGCTGACGGTGGCCCGCCTGGCGGACCGCCGCCGCGGCAGCCCGTACCACCACCGCCCGGCCCACCGGGTCACAGCTCCAACGATCAGGGAACCACCCCATGAAGCACAGACAGCTCTTCCAGCTGCTGCGGGCCAACGCGCGGCAACGCGATGACGGCAAGCCGAGCATCCGGTCCGAGGTCACAAACACCGAGGCGCACGTCTACATCTACGACGTGATCGACGCATGGTGGGGTGCCAACGCCACCGACCTCATCACGGCGCTGGCCGCGGCCGGCGAGCGCGAGGTGCATGCCCACATCAACAGCCCGGGCGGCGACGTGTTTGAGGGTCGGGCCATGGCCGCGGCGCTGGCCGCGCACCCCGGCAACGTCATCACCCACATCGACGGCCTCGCCGCCAGCGCCGCGACCTACGTCGCGCTGGCCGGGAGCGAAGTGCGCATCACCCGCGGCGGCATGGTCATGATCCACGAGGGCTGGACCATGGGCTGGGGTAACAAGCGCGAGCTCGGCAAGACCGTCGATCTGCTGGACAAGGTGGACCGGCAGATCGCCGCCGACTACGCGGCCAAGACCGGCCTGCCGCTGGACGAGGTCCTGAAGCTGATGGAGGCCGAGACCTGGTACACCGAGGACGAAGCCCTGGCGGCGAAGCTGGTGGACGTGATCGACACCAACACCAAGCGCGCCGACGGCACCAACGACACCGAGACCGCCAGCAACCGCGTCGCCGACTGGAACCTCAGCGCTTTCCGCAACGCCCCGAAGTTCGAGAAGCGAAAGAAGACGAGCGACGAGGCGGACCTCAACGCCGCCGTCGCCGCGCAGTTGCAGGCCAACCGCAACCGCCTGCGCCTCCTCACCGCCCACTGACGCGCTCACGCGTCTGCATCGGCCGCCACGGGGTCACCCATGGCGGCTTTTTCTTTGCCCGCTCATCTACCGAAAGAGGACCCCATGAGCATTCAAGAACTGCGTGAGCGCATCGCCGCGCTGAAGAAGGACGCCAACCACCTGCTGGCCGAGAAAGGCAGCCAAGTGTGGAGCAAGGACGATCAGAAGAAGTTCGACGACCTCATGGACGAGGCCGACCGTGCCGAGGCGCAGCTGCGGGCCATGCAGCGCAGCATCGATGCCGAGGCCGAATCCAAGTTCGAGGACGCCAAGCGCAAGGAGCCGGGCCAGCAGAAGAACGAGCTGCAGCGCGGCGTGGAGATCTTCCTGCGCACGAAGGCCAGCGACCGCAACGCGGAGGACGCCCAGCTCGTGCGCAACGCCATGAGCACCACCACCGGCTCCGAGGGCGGCTATACCGTGCAGCCTCAGATCGCCAAGGAGCTGATCGAGCAGCTGAAGTCCTACGGCTGCATTCGCAAGTGCGGCGAGTCCTTTACCACGGCGGACGGCAACGACCTGTCCTATCCCACCACCGACGGCACGTCCGAGGTCGGCGAGATCGTGGCCCAGAACACCCCGGCGGGTAACGCGGACATCGCCTTCGGTACCCGTCCGCTGAACGTGTTCAAGTTCGGCTCCAAGATCATCACCATCCCGCTGGAGCTGCTGCAGGACAGCCAGATCGATGTGCAATCGCTGGTCTACCGCCGCATGCGCGAGCGCATCGGCCGGGCGCAGAACATCTACTTCACGACCGGCACGGGCACCGGTCAGCCCACCGGCCTCGTGAGCGCCGCGGCCGTGGGCAAGGTGGGAGCCACCGGCCAGACCTCCACCGTCACGTACGACGACCTCGTGGAGCTGGTGGATTCGCTGGACACGGCCTACCTGGACGAAGGCGCCGGTGGTGCCATCGGCTGGTGCTTCAGCCAGGTCCTGCGCCGCACCGTCCGCAAGATCAAGGACGCCGACGGCCGCCCGATCTGGACCCCGAGCTACGACGAAGGCATCGCGGCCAAGACGCCGGACCTGCTGCTGGGCTACCCGGTCAACATCAACAACGACATGCCGGCGCCGGCGGCCAACGCCAAGAGCATCGCCTTCGGTGCGCTGGGCCGCTACAAGATCCGCGACGCGATGCAGGTCACGCTGTTCCGCTTCGACGATTCGGCGTTCCTCTCCAAGGGTCAGGTCGGCTTCCTGGCCTGGTGCCGCGCCGGCGGCAACCTCATGGACGTCAACGCCGTCAAGACCTACCAGCACAGCGCGAGCTGACCCATAGCGGTTGTCTCCAGGGTGACCAGGTCACCCCTTCGCGCGCG